TCCTGATCGTCTCCCGCGCCGTAGTGGCCGAACTTGATAATGCTGCCGTTGCAGAAGAACATCATCCGCATACTGCCGTTGTAGCTGCCCACCTCCGACGGGATCAGCTTTTGCATGGGCAGGATGATGTTCTGCTCCAATTCCGGGTACTCCCGGCGCACGATCAGGATCTTGATGCCGGGGTAAGTGAGCGCGCCGCCTGCTGCCTTCCGCAGCAGAACGTGTGTCTTGCCGCCGCCTCTGGCACCGCCGGCTCCGGGACTGGCAGAACTGCTTCTGTTTGGGGTTCAGCGTCCCCAAATCCACCTGTACCGTTCCGCCTGCTGTCTGTTTATATCGAGGCATAACCGCTCCTTATATCTGGCGGACGGGCCGGGTTCATGCACCCGCTCCGTCCATATAGGCGGGAAGGGGCCGAAGCCCCCTCCCATGAGATCACTCGTAATCCTTGGTGCCCTCGATGCCCACACAGCCGTCCTTGGTGCCCACAGCCCGCAGGGTCTGACCGGCGGTCAGGGTCACAGGAGCAGTGTAGGTCTGGGCGGTAGTGGAGTAGCGGGGGTTGGTGCCGTCGGTGGTGTACTTGAACACCACACCGGCAGCGGTGGCGATGGTCACGGCATGGCCGCTGATAGACAGGCCGGGTGCCGCCAGAACCGCAGCATTGCCGCAGACAGCCACGCCGTCGCCCTTGGCGCCCAGCACGAAGCTGTCATAGTAGGTCACGCCCTGCACCACGGGGCCGGAATAGCCCTGCACCTCGGTCAGGATGTTGTACTTCTGGAGCTTCACAGGGTCCACGGTGCAGCCCTTGTGCTTGATGAAGAAGTACACACCGGCGGGCATGTAGCTGGTGGGGATGGGCTTCACGCGGCAGCCGTCGAACTCGCCCACAACGCCCTTTGCCAGAGCCTCCTTGCCCAGAGCGTCCACGCCGATATAATCGGGCATCTGCTTGAGCAGCTTGTAGTACTCGGTGGCGATGTAGAGGGTGCGGCCCTCCAGAGGCACCAGTGCGTCGGTCATCTTCGCGTTCAGGTCGATGATAAGACCGCCGATGGTGGCCTTGGTGGGGGCGGTAGCCTCCTTGACGGCGATGTTCGCGCCCATGATCCACTTCTTGATGCGGTGCTTGTCCATGCCGGGGATGGTCACCTCGTCCAGCTGACGCCGCAGAGCGCTGCCTGCGGACTTCTGGATGGCCTGATCGGTCTGGTCCAGCGCGTCGATGGTGAAGGAGAAGGCGGGCTGCTGTTCGCAGGTCATCTCCTGAAGGGTGTCGCCCACATCATGGACCTCGCCAAAGCGGTTGGAGCCGCTGCGAGTGTACTGGGTCTCAGGCACGGTGTTCACGCTGCCGATGCGGATGGTGCGGCTGTAGGGATTCAGCCAGGAATAGCTGTTGCCGCAGTCATCGGCGGTGATGGAGGCTTTCTTGAAGCGCTCCGCGATCTTGGTTGCGTACTTAGTTGCGTAGTTGATAGCCATAGGTAAAAACCTCTCTTTCGTCCGGTTTCCCCATAGGCAAAAGTGCCGTTACATGGCACTGTCAAAGGCGTCTCCGAAATCGTCCCGCGTCTTGGAGCTGTCCCCGGCGCTTCTCATGCTGCCGGTGGAGCGCTCCGCGTTCCGCTGGTTCTGCTGTACGGAAGCCGCCTCACGCTGGGCGGCTGCCGCGTCCTGCCGCGCCTGCTGCACGGCGTACCGGGCGTAGGCGGCGACCAGAGAAGAGCCGTTCCGCACATCTGCCCAGACTTGGGGCGGGATGCTGTTGGGGTCCTTTGCTGCCTCGGGGAATGTCTGTTGAAATTCCTGAATGTCCGCCTGTCGGCGGCTTGCCGCCTCGGCCTCGGCCCGCTGGGCCTGCGCCATAGCGTCCTGCTGGGCCTGCCGCTCTGCTTCTGCGGCGGCCACAACGGCCTCCCGGTCCTCAAGCTCCACGGAGCGCCGCGCGTCCGCTTCACTCAGGCCCTCGGCCTGCTTTGCCTGCGCCCGGAGCATGGAAATGTAGTCCTTGGTGTTCAACCCCTGCTGGTTTGCAAAGCGGTTGACCATCTCCATCACAGGCTTAAACTCGTCATACTGGCTGCGGATGCGGTCATAGTCCATGCCCTTCTGGGCCAGTGCCACCATTTCCGCTTCGTTGGCCTGCCGCACCTCGCCCATGTGCCGCAGTTCCCATGTCTGGGGCCGTGCGTCCACGGTCTCCGCCTCGGTCTGCTGCGTCTGGGCTGCCTGTTCCGCATCTGCGGGAGGCTCAGTGCCCTCTTCCGGCGTCTCTGCGCTCTCACTTGGGTCCTCGACAGGCGTTTCCTCGCCAGTCTCCACCGGCTCTGCGGTCTCTTCCGGCTGGTCTGCCGTCATCTCCGCGCCGCCGTCCCAATCGTCCAAAAAGGCGTCCGTAGTTTCGGGCTCCTGTTCGGGGATCTGGTTCATGTTTTCGTCCATATTGGCCTCTTTCCCCGGCCTGGTCTGGCCGGATCTTTGTATTTTCAAAGCCTGGTCTGGCTTTGCTGACAAAACAAAAACGAGACCACAAGAAACGGCTTTCGCCGTTCTCATGGCCTCGTTGGGCTCTCGTTTATTCAGTTTACTGGAAAATTATTCCACAATCTCCCAGTCATCAGCCAGCATATCCGCCTGACTTGCCAACCATCCCATTTGGATGCCGGAAGTGCCGCAGAAAGCAATGGCTTTGTTGCCAATAGCATCGTGTTCTGCGTTGACAATCACGCCCTCCGGGCTCGTATAGCTGATGGCTGATGCCAATTCGATGTGCTGGTTTTTCCCGTTCCAGCCTGCCCGCCTGCATTTCTTGCCCTTCTTCATAGCCTCGATAGCCAAACCGAAGTTCATGCCGTCGATGGGGCGGTACGCTTCCTCGAACACAGCCTTTGGGCTCCAACTCTCGTAGCCGTCCTGGTAGCGAACCTTGTAACCCTCTTCCACAAGCTCCATGCTTCTGGGGATGAGCTCGTTTGCGTCATAGACCTTCCCACCCATGCGAATAGCAGGGGCTGCCTCAATGATTTTCGTGCCGATGTAGGTTTTCATTTTCATTGTCATTCCTCCGTCTGTACATGTGTGATGGGGAAGGGGACGTCTGTATCCAGCTCCCGCCCCTCAAAAATGGTAGGGTAGTGGCTCACCTTGCATCTTCGGCAGTAAATTGGCGTGTTGTAGATCACGCTGCCAGGTTCGATGTGCTGAAGCGCTTTCCCGCAGATAGGGCAGCGGTAGACCCACTTCCCATCTACCACCATGCTCCAAACTCCCCGTGTTCAATGCCGCCGTAGAGGTTTTCCACATCGCCGATCACGCTGGGCAGGCTCTGGCGGCACAGCTCCAGCTGTTCCAGAAACGTCTGCCACAGGAAGTTGGCTCTGCTGGGGTCCTCCTCCAGCAGCAGCAGACCTGCCAATCCGTAGGGCAACGCCCCGGTGCAGATCCGCTCATCCAGCGCCACCTCGTCCGCCATCTCCGTCACCTTTGGGCAGATAGGCCGCTTGCCGCCCGCCGCTTCCAGTGCCTCCCGGTAGTTGTCGCTGTACGGAAACGCCCGGTCTAAAACGCTGTTCAGCAGGGAAACGGTCCGCAGCTTGTACTCCTTGGTGTCCGCCGTATCCGTGGAGCCGGTGGATTCGTTCTGGGAATCCATCAGGTGGATGGCGATGTCAAAAATCTGCTGTACCGTAACCGCCATATCACACCTCCCGCCCTTTCAGGCTGGCTTTCATGGTGTTCAGGTCGTAGGTCATCAGGTTATCAATGCCCTGCTCCACGCTTTTCTGCCGGTCCGTAGGCTCTTCCGCCTCCGACTTTTCCGGTTCCGTGGGGGAGGGGGCTTTGATCTCCCGCAGCAGCCGCAGGATCAGCACTGCGCATACGGCAGCGCCTATGCTGGCCGCACCGCAGATCAGGAATAAAACCAAAATCAGGCCGTTCACCTCGCCGCCTCCTCACTTGAAGTCGCTTGCATCCACGCCGTCCCCAAAGGTCACGTTCACGCTGATGTCCTGGCGGGTCTCCTGCTTGTCCTGATAGCCGCCCAGACGCTTCTGCTTGTTCAGGAAAATGCCTCGCGTCACCATGCCCTTTTCCTGGTAGATGGGGCTGGTGTCGATCTGCTCCTGAATCCGCTGATAGGCCAGCCGCACGTAATAGCTCATGACGCAGCGGGGATCGGTGATTTCCTCATTGCCCGCTTCAAAGGCTTCCACCTGCGCTTCGACCACTTCGGCCTCCCGGCCATCGTTGTAGTCGTAATACCCCTGAAGCCGCTGAACCGTCCATCGCATCGCATTGGCAAGGCCCGCCTCGCTGTATGCCTGCTCCAGCCGGTCCTGCACGTCAAAGTATTCCTCGGACTGCTTCAGGAACGCCTTGATCCTCTCAATCGTCTGTTTCCTGTGGGCCGCGGCGGCCTTCTTGTTCATGTTGTCCATGTGCGCCTTGCGCTCTTCCGCAGTGGGATTTTTCTTCTGATAAGCCATGCCCCGGCCCCCTCTCACAAAAAATTCTGGTGGTTTCGGCAGGACTTGAACCTGCGCATACCTCCGGGTGCGGTGCTCTACCAACTGAGCTACGAAACCATGCTCCGGTGGGCTGTTCGGACCCACCGGGCAACAGGAAAGGAACTGAAGGTGAAAACTGGCGTCTGACATAGGAGGCAGGCGGATTCTGTTCCGCCAACTTCATTCAAGCATATTTCGTCAAGTGGACACAAGATGTTTCAGTTATTTTCGTAATGTTCTACATAAAATCCCCCGCCCCCTTTTTCCTCCACCCCCCCCCAGAGGGAGCACCGG